TTATTCCTGTGCCCAGCCAACCCTGTATGCCAGGATCTCATCCGCACTGCTCAGCGATTCCAGGTCCTTCTTCATGGTGCGCTGGCGAATGTGGATTTCCATCCCTTTAGTGAACATCGCCTGCTCTGCCGCTTCACTCAGCGCAATAAGCTCTTCTGCTGTCACCGGCACATCATTGTTTTCCGCATCCGTCCAGAAAAACGCCTCCGGCAGTTTCCCCGCTTTCGCTGCCGCCACCGACGGCTCAAGACGCGTCTGCGTTGACTTCCCGTAGTCCCATTTACGCCCATTGTGCTCAAACGTGTAGTTCGCCGCTTCCATCTCATTACGCCAGGCGTTAATTTCATCGCCCTTCATCCCGCGCGCTTTCTCCGCGGTCAGCAGGTCCGTGATTTTCTCCCCGTCAAAAACCCCAGCGCCCCGAGATGTCAGCTTTGCGGTTTTCTTCCGTATCCGCCACCTCCACCACACTCTGGCCCACTGGCCACAGAACTGACGCCACCCTGCCGATGCCGGTAATGACTCCGGCACTGTTATAAACCACCTTCAGCGTCTCTGCTGAAAATAACGACTGACACTCATACCAGTCCTGACCATCCTCTGATTTCAGGTACATCGCACCCGGCACATCCGGATTTTCCGGCGTGTATTGTCTGAAATTCTTTATGTGCATCTGTAAGTCCTCCCGGTTACATATCTGACAGGTGATGCGCTTTATAACGAAAAATACTCACGCCCCGGCGCTCCTGACGACACATACTCACCAACACCAACGGTGCGCCAGTGAGAGCCATCAAACGTCATCTGCAGCGGCCTGTAGTAAATCGTTGTAACACGGCTGACGCCGCCCTGAGTGTTCCCCGAAAGCCCTGTAATGACTGAACCATCAGCCAGATTAACTGACCAGCCATGGTCCCCCTCCTGCAACTCATACGTTACCGGATTCCCCAGCCTGAAGCCCATGACACGACTCTTCCCGTCATCTCCTGATGCCCCCGGCGGCCCCATCGGCCCGGTTTCTCCACGCTCACCTCTGGGACCGGGGTCGCCTTTCTCCCCTTTCGGTCCCTGCGCTCCCCGCGGACCAGCGGGGCCTGTTGCTCCCGTTTCACCTTTCGGACCCTGTGCTCCGGGGTCGCCTTTCTCTCCTTTCGGACCGGGAACACCACCTCCTGCTGCAGCCTCTTCTGCCTTTGTTTTCGCTTCATTTGCCACATCCATTGCCGCCTTCACGGCCTTCGGCGTGGCTGCCTTTGTTTCGTCATTACTGCCAGTATCACTGCTTAACTGCACCACACCTTTCTGCGTCGTGCTGGCATCCCGCTGGCTGACCGTATCCGGTTTGTTTTTTGTGCTGTAATCCACCCGCCAGTGGAAATACTGTGTGTCGCCGTAAACCGTACAGGTACAGACCGTGCCATTAATAAACCCCGTTGCACCGTATTCGCCAATGGTGACCCGGACTATGGCAGCCTCATACGTCCCCATCACCTCAATGACACAGCCACCCAGATTGAGTTTTCCCGGTCCGACATCCGTGATGACTTTATTCATTGACGCAGGCAGTGATGCCTTCATCATCCAGTAAGGCTGGTCAAATGCCCCTTTTTCTTTCAGCCAGGCGACAAACTCGCTCGTGGTCCATTCACCGGCCCCCGTATGAATGTCCCGCCCGTATACTCTGGCTGCTCCCACGGTGTTCAGAAACTTCACCTTATCCGGGATATCGTCACCGTTTTTCGCTTTCTCCAGGCATCCGTCCGCTTTGTCCATTGCCGCTTTCACCGCTTTCGGGGTGGCTGCCTTCGTTTCATCATCACTGTCCGTTGCGCTGCTTAACTGCACAATTCCCTTCTGTGCCGTCGTCGCATCCGGTCCTCCCGGCTCGCCTTTTTCGCCCTTCTCTCCCCGTTCACCTTTCACACCCTGAAGCCCCTGTGGTCCTGTCTCACCACGCTCACCCTTTGGCCCCCGCTCGCCGGTATCGCCTTTTGGCCCGGGAATACCCTGCGGCCCGGTGTCCCCCTTATCCCCCTTCGGTCCCCGCGCATTCTCTGCCCGTTTTTTTGCCTCCTCCGCACTGGCTGCGGACGCTTCCGCACGTTTCAGGATTTCCGCTGCCACCGCTTCCAGCTCTGCAAGGGCTTTCGGGTAATACTGTGCGTCTTCCAGGTCCATCAGAAATTTATTCAGCGTTCCCGGTGCAGAATCCGCCTTCACCAGAATGTCACCCACATATGACGGCGCGTACCCTTCCGTGTTCAGCGTCACCCGGTACAACCCCGGCTCAACATCCATACTGTAACTGCCGGTTTCCCCCGGCTGACCATACGCCACCGTGGTGACAATCACCGTCTCCGTTGTGCGGCGCGCTTTCAGCTCTATCGTGCATCCCGGTACCGCTTTTCCCGTACCATCCTTCAGCACACCCGATATTCTGACTGTCATGGATTTCCCCCATAAAAAAACCGCAGTACCGGTTTCCCGGCCTGCGGTAAAATTTGTGGTTTGTTGGTGTTAAAACGGTGCCATCCGGCTGACCACCCTCAGCAACCGGTCGGCGGGGGATATTCTCCCCCGCCACGGTTTCTTACTGCTTACACTGTAAGAACGCCGCAATCTCCGCGCCCGCTATCCGGAACCGGAACTCGCACAGTGAACTGTGGGTGATCCAGATAATGAGCACTACCGTGATACAAATCACGGTGGTTTTTAACGGTTTTTGCGACATAAACGCTTGCTCCTTTTACGGAGAGGCGCTAACCTTTCACTTGCTTAGGATGAATGGTCAGGCCTCGGGTTAAACATGAATGTTTGTCCGGGGCCTTTTCACATCCGGCCTTCAGGTGTTCCCTCCGGCCATCAGCCAAAGGCACCCGTGCATAATGTACGGTTTTTATTCTGTTACGTAAATACCGGCTCCTCACTCCCCCAGCCGGGCTGATAGCACAGTACATCACGGTATCGCGTCATCCCCGCAATCTCCTGTTTCATCTGTCGCTGTCTTTCGTGGATCCTGAAACCGTGCGCCACCATCGCCTGTTTCATGGCAACACCCAGCGCCTTCAGTTCATCAGCGTCTACCGCCACATCATGATTATCCGCATCTGTCCAGAAAAAACGTTCCGGTAAATGTTCTGTCACTGCAAGCACGGGCTCCAGACGGCTCAGTGAGCGCTTACCTGCATCCCAGCGTCGCCCCTGCCATTCAAACACAATTTCTTTATTTTCTTCCTCATTTCTCCAGATGTTAATCCTGTCGCATGCCTTCTCTTTTTCCTTTTCCAGCATATCCTGACTTTCACGCCACGGTGTCACCGCTCCATACTGACCACCGGCAATGGCGGCAAACAGTTCACGCCATATCACATCGGGATCATGCGGCATCACAACGATATCCATCCAGCACTCCCCCGACGGTAACTTCATTTCAGCATGAATGTTTCCGCTTTCGTCATACCTCGCATGACGGATTTCTGTAACGATCTCCGGCACAATCCCCCCTTAAAGCACATGAACCTTCTCATTTCCTGCCCGGAATAACGTGCCACCGTTACATAGAACGCTGATCGTCACGCGACAGTTATAATTCAGGGGGTTATGAAAGGCGCGCACGTAACGATACCGGACATAAATCCGGTTGCGGTTTCCCCTCCCCTTTGCCGGAAGCGTGAATCTGTAAATCCAGTCATAATTTTCCCACACCTTATGCTTCAAATTCCCGGGCCCCCATTCTCCTGACGACCAGACAGTGGCAATTCCACCATCTGCACTATCAGTGCCGACACTGACTTCCCACCAGGCAGAAACAAGACCAGGATTGCCCTCAGCTCTGAAGGCTATCTTCATGTTAACATCAAAAAAACGATCGAAGTTTTCCCCGTCAACATTCAGAAAAGGGATCCATTCGTTATCTCTCTCCTTTACACCATCCCGTGAGCTGACACCACTGAACACAACTTTATTGATTTCAAACAGGGAGCGGTAATAAACATCGCCAAGAATATTACCGGCATCCACTGTTCCTTTAACGACGCAGTTTTCTGCAATGGTCACGTTATTCAGCGTGCCCGAGTTCGCACTGATATGTCCGCTGATGTCCGCATTACGGGCCGTCAGCCTGCCGTCCGGCGTCAGGGAGAACGTCGGGGGATTGCCGGACGAGGTGATGCTCACCGCAAACAACCGCTTCAGGAACACATCGTTCATGAACAGCTGATTCCCCTGCGCCACAAACAGCGGCGTGGTGTTGCCGTTCTCCGGGTTAATCATCGCGATACGGTCCGCCTGCAGCAGTATATTGCTCAGGGGCTGGCCATCAGCATCCTCAATCCCCGCACCTATACCGGCAACATACGGAATGCCGTTTTTTGTTTCTGCACCTTCAGC